GAAGGAGCAGCGCAGTGCCCTCAACTAGCGGTAAGCAGCATAGGTTCATGGCGGCGGTGGCCAATAACCCCAAGTTCGCCAAGAAGGCAGGTGTCCCACAGTCCGTGGGAGAAGAGTTCATCAAGGCCGATAAGGGTCGCAAATTTTCAGACAAGGGGTCCGAAATGAAGGGCATGAAGAAAATGGGTATGGGTGGGCTTTCTGCCGGTCACAAGCAAGCAGACGGCATCGCCAAGAAGGGCAAAACCCGTGGCATGGAAGTCAAGATGGCTTCCGGCGGTCTAGCCGCAGGGCACAAGCAGGCTGATGGCATCGCCAAGAAGGGCAAGACCAAGGCTCGGCAAATCAAGATGGCCGCAGGCGGCATGAAAGGTTGCTAATCATGGCTGAAGCAGGAGCAGGACGGGGCTTGGTCGTTCCCCCCACCGCCGCTGAAATGAAGCGGATAGAAGAACGCGCAGACCGTGGTGTCTTCACCGTCGAGAAGATGGGCAAGACCAAGACGCCCAAGGGTGAGAAGTTGCCCCGCGACTTGATGCCAAGCGACCTTCCTCCGGTAAAGAAGGCTTCAGGTGGCTCTGCTTCTTCTCGTGCTGACGGCTGCGCACAGCGCGGCAAGACCCGTGGGATGATGGTATGAAAAAGCGCAAGTTCCGCTACGCAGACGGTGGTGACACCGTTGCCGAGGGTCGCTTTGACGAGGATACCTACGCCCGTGCGCGTAAGTTCATCGAGGATCAAGAGAAGCGAGCCGGGCAAGGACTGGCTAATGAGGAGGCTCCGGCCCCTCGCGCCCGTGCTGCTGCACCCGCTGCACCGTCTGTGTCGCCTTCTTACCGCATGGAAGGTATGGGGCGTGGTCGTCCCGCTGCGGCACAGATTCCGGTTGACACGTCCATGCGTGGCCCCGCCAAGGAGTTCTCCCCTGCGATGGGGATGAGCGACACCGGACGCGCTTTGGCTACAACCGTGGGTGCCCTTGGCGGTGCCGGTCCTGCGGCGATTCGTGCGGCTAGGACGGCTCCTACTGTTGCCCGTACCGCGATTGAAAGCGCCAAGGCCGCAGCAGCACCTGCTGCACGCGCTGCCAAGGAAGGTATTGAGGTTGCCAAGACATCCGGCCCCAAGGCCGGTATGGAGACGGCTCGCTCCACGCTGCGCGGGATGAAGTCACGTGCGGAGATTCAGGCCAAGCGTGGTGCTCGTCAGACCGCAGAAGAGATGGAGAAGGCCAAGCCTATTCTCAAGTCTCGCAAGGACACCAAAGCCGAGCGTGCGTCCCGCACTCGCCGTAGCGAGGAGGACTCGGGTATTGAATTCAGCCGTGGGGGCTCTGCATCGTCGCGTGCTGACGGATGCGCCAAGCGCGGCAAGACTCGCGGAAAGGTGTATTGACATGCGTGCCTCCCGTGGAATGGGTTGCATCAACCCCGCCAAGATGCCCAAAGGGGTCGTCAAGAAGCGTCGTGACAACACGGACTTCACGGAGTACGCCGAGGGTGGCGAAGCCAAGTCCAAGGTGAACGAGGCAGGCAACTACACCAAGCCCGGGATGCGCAAGGCTCTCTTTGAGTCGATCAAGGGGCAGGCTACGCAGGGTACAGCAGCCGGTCAGTGGTCAGCCCGCAAGGCTCAACTCCTGGCAAAGAAGTACAAGGAAAAGGGCGGAGGTTATCGTGGCTGAGAAGTGGATCCAGAAGGCAATCAAGAAGCCGGGCGCTTTGCGTGAGTCGCTTGGGGTCAAAGGTGACAAGCCTATCTCTGCCAAGAAACTTGCCGCCGCTGCTAAGGCTCCCGGCAAGATGGGGCAACGTGCTCGACTGGCGCAGACCCTCAAGGGGCTGAAGAAGTGAAGAAGCCTCAGCAGTCGCTGAAGAACTGGACTGACCAGAAGTGGAGGACGAAAAGTGGTAAACGATCTTCTGACACGGGTGAAAGGTATCTTCCAGAGGCTGCGATCAAAAGTCTTTCCCCCCAAGAGTACGCAGCAACAACCCGAGCAAAACGAGCAGGCAAAGCCTCCGGCAAGCAGTTCGTAGCCCAACCCAAGTCTGTAGCCAAGAAAACTGCAAGGTTCCGCTAAATGGCAACTTCAGGCACCGCTGTATTCAACCTCGATCTCTCTGAGGTCGTGGAGGAAGCCTTTGAGCGTTGTGGCTCAGAACTTCGCACGGGCTACGATCTTCGGACTGCCCGGCGCAGTCTGAACCTGCTCTTTGCCGACTGGGCAAACCGTGGCATCAACATGTGGACGATGGAGCAGGGGACGATCACCCTGACCTACAACCAGATGACCTATGCCCTGCCCAACGACACGGTGGACCTGCTTGAGCACCAGATTCGGACGCAGGCCAACAGCAGCAGCAATCAGGCTGACCTGAACATCACGCGGATCAGTATCTCTACGTACGCGACGATCCCGAACAAGTTGACCACCTCGCGCCCGATCCAGATTCTGGTACAGCGCAACAACGGGATGGACAGCCCTATCGGGGCAACTCTGCCATCTACGATCACGGCAAGTGCCACCACGATCACGCTGTCTTCGACTGCCGGTCTGCCCGCTCAGGGGTTCATCAAGATCGACAACGAAGTCATCGTCTACGGGTACATCACGGGCAACACTTTGTACAACTGCTTCCGTGGTCAGCAGGGCACGACGGCTGCAATCCACACTTCTGGCACCACGGCGTACTGGGCGCAGGTCCCCTGCGTGACGGTCTGGCCGGTGCCGGACAACTCGACCACCTACACCCTGGTGTACTGGAGACTGCGCCGGACGCAGGATGCCGGTCAGGGCGTGGATGTGGCTGATGTGCCGTTCCGCTTCATCCCCTGCATGGTGGCAGGCTTGTCCTACTACATGGGCATGAAGATCCCTGAAGCCTACGACCGCTTGCCGGTGTTGAAGGCTCAGTACGAAGAGGCTTGGCAGTTGGCGTCAGACGAGGATCGAGAGAAGGCCGCGATTCGGTTTGTCCCGCGTCAGCAGTTTATTGGCGGAGCGACTACCTAAATGGGGAATCGCTTTGCATCAGGCAAGAAGTCCATTGCGATGTGTGATCGCTGTGGACAGCAGTTCAAACTGAAGCGCCTGAAGGAAGAAGTTATCAAGACCAAGCGGTTCAACCTGCTTGTCTGTGAAGAGTGTTGGGATCCAGATCACCCGCAGTTGCAACTGGGCATGTACCCGGTTGACGACCCCCAGGCAGTTCGCAATCCCCGCAGAGACTCGACGTACAAGACTGCCGGAACGAACAGTCTGGAGATCAACATCGCAAACCCGGAGCAAGGCTTCCCAACAGGCGGCTCTCGGGATATTCAGTGGGGTTGGAACCCCGTTGGTGGGGCGAGGGCAAATGACGCTGGTTTAACGCCAAACTACTTGGTGGCAACCACGTCTGTTGGTACAGTAACCATCCAAACGACGTAAGGAGTCGAAATGGACAAGAAAGACATCGCTCAGGACAAGAAGATGATTGCCGGAGCCGTGCACAAGCATGAGAAGGCCAAGCACCCTGGTAAGCCCCTGACGAAACTCGCCAAGGGTGGCAAAACCAATCAGCAGATGCGTGACCTCGGTCGCGGTCTGGCCAAGGTTGCCAACCAGAAGAAGTCTTCGTTCACCTACAAGAAGGGTGGCTGAAATGGCTAAGTTCAGCAAAAAGATGGGTGGCAAGGAAGTCGGAGATGCCTCCGTCTACGCCGAGCCCCATACCATGAAGGGTGGCAAGGTTGCCCTGGGTAACGGCACTCAGGCGGAGCCGACCGCTGCCAATCGTGTAAACATGTCTGTTGGCAACATCACCCGCGATGGGTACAACCCTGAGCCCAAGACCTCGGGCATCAAGATGCGTGGCACGGGTGCAGCAACCAAAGGCGTGATGTCTCGCGGCCCTATGGCTTGAGGTTCTTATGAACTACACGGAGTTGAAGACTGCTGTTGAGGATTACACCGAGAACTCGTTCTCGGCGACTGACTTCGCCACTATGACGGAGTTGGCCGAACAAAAAATCTACAACACTGTTCAACTGCCGGTACTTCGTAAGAATGTCACGGGTACTTTGACGGCCAACAATAAGTACCTTCAGTGCCCCTCGGATTTCTTGTCAGTATTTTCTCTGGCGGTGATCCTTGCAGACGGCTCCTACGAGTACCTGCTTGATAAGGATGTGAACTTCATCCGTCAGGCATACCCGACTCCTACGAGCACAGGCACCCCCAGGTACTACGCGATCTTTGGCCCGCAGTCCAGTGATCCCAAGGAGTTGGTCTTCATCGTTGGGCCAACACCGAGTGCAAGCCTGTCGGTGGAGTTGCACTACTTCTACTATCCGGTGTCAATTGCAGATACGGTACTTAATCCTAGCGGTACTTCGTGGCTTGGCGACAACTTTGACTCTGTGCTGTTTAACGGCGTGATGGTCGAGGCTGCGCGGTTTATGAAGGAAGAGCCGGATGTGGTTGCCATGTACGAGCAACAGTTTGCTCAATCCCTGCTCCTGTTGAAGCAACTGGGTGATGGTAAGAACCGTCAGGATGCTTACCGGAACGGGCAGGTTAGGGTGAAGGTCGGCTGATGACAATCGTTCAAACGCAGACCACCTCCTTCAAGAAGGAGTTGTACCAGGGCATCCACGATCTCACGACGGATGTCCTGAAGATTGCTTTGTACAACGGCA